TCCAGTAGAAGTAGCGAAAGATAGGTTATCGACCTTCTTGAACACAAAAGATCTGCAGAAGCTAATAAGCATTGCTTCCTCATCTGAGAATTTAGCATTAGGAGGAAATTTCTTGTTTTCTACAAGTGTAAATCCTCGTTTTGCCAGTTTCTCGCTCAATACGCTAAAGAAGACAAGATATTCTACCTGTTTAGTGGCGGTTTGAGTCCCATATAGATCAAACTCAATCTTGTTTCCAAAAGGCGAGTCTGTGCGCTCTAAACGCTTGATAGAAAAGCAGTTGTTCTTGATTTCATCAGTGGTTTTAAGTAACTTATATAACTCTTCTCCAAAGACACACGTCCCAACAAACATTCCGTTCTTCTCTACTCGTGACGCAATGACATCGAGCACGAGGTCTAGATGCTTTTCGTTATCAAAGAAAAACGTAAAACTAAAGAAGCTCGTCACCACATCAAATTTATCTGTAATTAGTTGCGGATTAGCCAATTCTTCTATTCCTACGTTGTGAGCGACGCCTTGAACATACCTTGTCTTCAATCGTTCTAACAATTCATCGAAATTTGTTTTGTTCGGCTCGATCATTGTTACATCTGCTGTTTTGGCCTCTTTAAACTTGGCGAGATCTCCTCCCTTCCCACTACCAATGTCGAGAACGGTTTTATTAGCCGTGTATTTGAGAATAAGTTCTTTCTTGATACGATTATTTTGAAGTCTAATATACTTGCACTGTCCCTCTTGTGCTAAAGAGTCGTCGCCACGAGATACAAGCTTGTTTAACAGGATTGGTAAAGTCAACTCGTGGATCATATCGTAGTAGTGGTCGTTCGCCACAGTGATGTAGTTGGCGTCGTCGGCGGTTTTATCAAACCTTATCCTATGTGGGATAAAGCGAGATACTCCACTAATGCCCATTAGTGTGCTCCATCCACATTCAAGCACCATATTGTTAAGATCGTTAACACTTATCCCGTCTACCATCTCGTTAGGAGAGAATTCTATGTAAGATTTTCTTCCCTCTATTAAAAATGGAGTATATTGTTGGCAACATAACTCATACTTTGTGACAGCTGTATCAGACTTTACTCTTACTAATACAAAGTCGATTGTGATCTTAGAAGGAAACTTCCACTTCAATATGCGTTTTACATTCTGAGCCTGCTCTTCAGGCTGAAAGATGATTCCATCGTTTACGTCTACTACATTATCAATACCATATCGTCCAGCCATATATTGTACGGTCTCGTGCACGTCTTTCACAATATCACTAGTTTTAAAGAAACGCTTGACTTCTACCGCAAACTCAGCTGGTATCACTTGTTTTACCAGCGGCAAAATCGCGGTAAGAAACTTTAATCGTTGAGAAAAGACTTGATAAAATATAGATGGATCATTCTTAATTGATAACACGTCAAACAAGTGGATTTGAGCCTTTGCAGAAGAAAAGTATACTTCGCACTTCAACACCGAGTTAATAAGGCGGTTATCAACCTTATCTGCGTCGATACTACCTAAAAGCCACAAGTCTGTGTTGTTTTGTAACAAAGTATAAATCTTCTTCTTCTTGGCCTCGACTGTATTATAGAACACAAGATTGTAACCCACACCGTCTAGTTTGTTTGTTACGTAGTAGTTTGTAAGACCGTTCTGAAGATGCTTGTCTTGGATGTTGATAGGTTTCTTATCATCTTTATAGGAGGGTGTTGTAGGCAACTTCTCAAAAGAACCATATCTAGACTCACTAAAGAGCGTATGAAGACGAGGGTATAGAAGAGAAAAGGCTTCTTTGATCAGAGAGACGAGAGATTTCTTCCAAGCGGGGGAAAGGGCTTCTGCAATGTAGGACTGATTGACTTCAATTTCAATTTCGAACTTCTCTCCAAAGTTGTCTTGCACACGAGTGAAGTCAAGAGAGAAGTTGGGATACTTTAGACTGGTGCGTTCTCTGTGTCTTATGTTGACATTGGCCTTTTGAGCGTCAAATGTTTGTTTAGAGATATCAATTTCCTTGGCAAGGGCAATCCTGATCGCCTGGCTTTGGTAAGGCTTGAAGGCTGTGACGATGTTTAGGTCCACTGTGTTGCGATCTTTGATTTTTTCTTCATATTTGACGTTATTCTCACTCTGATCACTAACGATTTTTCTCATAGTGCCTTTAGTGGTAACAGTGTCGTTCGTGAAGCTTACACTTGTCTGAGTCTTGTTTCGAGTCAGACGTTTGAGTGTGGTCTCGAAAAAGTGTTGAGATGGATTGACTATCCTGATCTCTAGCTCGGTCACACCCGGCTTGGTAGAGAGGGAGAGTCCTCTCTCTACAAGATCGGCGAGTTGCTTGAGCTCAATGTCTTGAGAGAAAGCAAGGGTAAAGATACTCATATTATAAAATATCTAGATAAAATAAACTAAAAGGTATATTTAATTATCATTTTTTTAGCTTATCTTTGTTTGAACAAAATGTCTATACATTAGGTGTAGACAATCATACTTTCAATTTTGTACTTGTTGTTCGGCAAGTCTCTTCTGCTCATTTATCTTCTGCTCATTAATTCGCATCTTACTAAAGGTTAACAATATACGTTGAAGGATTATTGGAAAATTCTTTGCATCAAACTTAACATCAAAGCTCCCATCTTCTTGTTCTGAATCGTTTTCAACTTGGGTCTTCTCTCCGCTGTAAGGGATGTCGAATATCTTACAATCATTGTTTTTTAGAGAATGGGTACGAACCAAGACAAACACAAGCTCTTGTCCTGTCTTGTCTAAAGACTTAATATTAGTCATTAACTCGGTAAGCTCTGTATTTGTTAGCTTTGATATAGAACTCTTGTTTTGATCTAATAATTGATCATATAAGAAAAAGGATTTGTTCACACTCATTTATATTATTTCACTTCATTTCTTTAATCATTCTTAAAAGCTCAGCCTTAAGTAATTATACTACATAAAAATGCCCACTATTAGGCTTATCTTCTTTGACTAAATCCTCCATTAAGAATGATGGAAATCTGCTCTAGATTAGATAGTGCTTGTATATGTTTTGATAGAACCATATAGGTCTCTTTTGTAGTTTCTTCCGGACCTTCAAATTCAATTACAGTTGCGGGTTCAAAATCTCTTATGATGTGTCTTCTATCTGGATTACAACAAAAAACATATCCATTATACTCTGGCTTATCAGAGGTATCGTTATAAACCTGTAAATCCCTCGAGATTCCTGTTTTACGATTAACATAATAATGAAGAAGCTCAGGACGATATTGCGTCTTATAGCAATTGTATTCGTTTGTGATCTTCCACCCTTTACCTAACAAAGGCCAACACGCGTGATAAGGAGATGGTCCTTTGTGGAGAAGACGATAGTAAATGGTTATTTTACTACTTTCAACTTCTGTGACTGACATTTTTACTTTTGAAGTAAAAACTTTAAACTTAACATACATATAATCAACATTAAAAGCTCTTGCAGTACTGCACTGCGTGTTCAACTACGCTGTCGCCTGCTCCGTTGATGTGGACAAACACATTAGCTAACAATGTTAACGATTGCTTATCTGGAAACATATCTTCTTTAGACAGAGCTTCATACAAACGCTCTTCGACAAAGATCTGATCTTCCTTCTTTGATTCGACCACGTCTTTTGTAAAGTTCTTGATCTTGTTGCCCGAAGGAATGAGAATTCTAGTCATCACGTTCACGTCAATAAAGTCTACATCACTCTTTTCTAACCAATCAGTCAAGCCTGCTAACACCCAGATCATCGATCCAGCCACATAGTTTTGAGAGTCGTATTTGAACCCGTAATCAACAGGATTACCCAAAGCAGTAACAGTCAACACATTCTTAGAACGTTCAAGCTGGTTCTTATGATCATCAAGATCTAACACATTGTTTTTGATACTGATGAAGTATATATACTTTTGTACAAATTGAATATACGTATTCAACGCATAAGGCTCGACCCAGATGGTAACGAGTTTCTCATACTCCTTTTTAAACTTACTTGAGAGTTTACCTTCAAACATACTCTTAAGATGAGCAGCGTCGACGAAATTGGGAATAAGGCTGCGTGAGACCTCAGGTCCTTTCATAACTCTTGAGAAAGGAAGGATGTTAGTTAGACAATACTCGACCATTTGACTAGTCAACATAGGAGCCTTGGTAAGCCCTGCGTTGACATTCTCTCGTGAGACGACAAAGTAGTTGTTTCGAGGGTGAACGATATACTCGAGGAAGACTGCGAAGACGCCTATGCATTGGTCGTTAAGGCTAGAGATGATGTTGGTAAAGGTTTGATTTTGAGACATTCTTTATTCAAGATAAAGATAATATTATTTAGATTCGCTATCAAGCCATTTTTATCAGTTTAAGCACGCGGTTTTACAAATATTTCTTTAAGAGTTTAAAAATTTGTTACGGATTGTTAAATGAACAACCTCCTCTATCTTAACAAGAACGAGTTTTTTCTAGACCAAGGCTCCAAAGGCCCTATTCTCTGCCTCAAACAACCCGGTATTTGCTTTGTGTTATTTCACCCCAATCCTAAGATTTGCGGGTATAGCGACGCTGCTAAAGAGGCGTTTAAACAATTACCATTTAATATCGGAGGGTCAAAGTTTGGGTTGACAAATCTGAGTGCCAATCCTGATATTATTACAATGTCTAAAAAGACAATTGCCCCTATTACAAGTGTGCCATATATGATCTTGTACGTGAACTCTAGACCCTTCTTGCGCTTTGATGATGATGATAGAAGTTTAGAGAATATGGTAGACTTTATGAATCAAGTCTTGAGTCGTTTGAACACTCAAAAGAAGTTTATCGACAAGGGCGCCAAGTTCGAATCTGAGATTCCAAAGTACAGTGTCGGCATTCCGTTCAACGTGGTGTGTGATGAGGAAAAGGGAATGTGTTACTTGAACTATGATGATGCGTATAAGAAGATGAGACAACAACAATAAAGTTAGATAATACCACATTTTCTTTCACATTCATCGCTCTTTTGTTGACATTCAGAATCAGAAACTCCAGAACCCATACATCCCCAAAAAGGAGGATCGCACAATGCAGCATCACATTGATTTTGACATTCTCGATCACAGTTATAATCATTTGATGGACACTTATATCTACATTCATTATATATAGAATGATATTGGAATCCTTCTTTCTTCATTGAGAACCATAACAAGGCCAGAATAACTAATCCTAATATTAATACAATCATTTTTATATTTAGTAAAATATAAAAAATTATAGTTGTTGAATTCTAACTAGAAAGTACATACTAATACTGTGAAGCTGATCCTTCACTTTCTTGTCATATCCTAGTCCAGGAGGAGGAAGAGTTCTTTCAACGTGTTTGAACCATTTCTTCTTCTTGTTATATTTCTTGACTTTATGACGTGTGATTTCTCTGTGACATAGCCGAATATCAATGCCTGTTTCTTCTCTAAACTCGCGAAGACCACACATCTCGAAAGAGTGATTGTCGATATCGTCCATTGTACCTCCAGGGATGGTAAGACGAGCTTCGGGATAACATCTCTTTAATCGCCCACTACCCATAGGCTCTATATTGATCATTATGATCTCATTATGCTCACAAGTCGACAGAAACCGAGAAAACTTGTCAAGAATATCGCTTACATAAAAACACGTAAGTTTCTCGATACCTGGGATATGAGCCAAAACATTTTCTTTTCGCAAGTTGATAATGAGGGTTGAGTTATCTCCTTTAATTAGATCTGAAAAGAAATTACGAGAGACGCCTAATAATGCGCTGGTTTCATTTTCTGGGGTGCCTTTGTAGTCTTTAGGGATATAATACACTCCAGAAGATAGAAGGTGTGCTCCTAGTCCTATAAACGCGTCTTTAGAAATAATGGCGATGATGTATGCGGAACGTTTTGGATATTTATTCGCTTCATTTTGTTGTACGAGGTCTGGTTGAAGAGTTTGCAGTAAAAAGGGGTTTGCTCTCCATAACTCGTAAGATGGAATGGTTTCAATTATATGCTTCAGATCAGAGCCGGTGAAAGCGTCCGAACACCAATTGTTTGCGGGGGAGAACCTAGGAAGATGATTAAAAGCTGGAACGATGTCCATTGTAACATATTTTTATTACAACTCTATTATATTTTATTTAAGCATCAAAACTTTACTTTTAATAATAATTGTTAACATAAACAAAATGAACTATAGAAACACCCGTCCTCGCAGTCGTACTCGTTTTTCCAATCTTTACGTTAAACAACGCTCTCATTCCGCTCACAAAGATCTAGATGCAAAGTATCAGAATCTAGAAGAATACATTGTCTTTGATCCAAAGACTAAAAATCTCAATTTGGTCAAAACACTTAACCCACCATCCATCTTTCAACGCAAGTCGACTATCAACGGAAAACCCAACTCAATTCTTGTCGATGAAGTAGATAGTGTTAAAAGTTGAGATTTAAAGAAATATCTTGGCTATTACAAAGAAATGAGTGATTACGAAACTTTCAACGCATACAACTCCTCTCCTCAACCCCTCCCTCAACCCGTCGTCCAAGGTGGTGGGAAAGCTCCTTACGGCGTTGGCGCATCTGTCTACGGCAAGGGCGTACGTAACTTAGGAAAAAATCAAACAACACAACAACAATCTCAACGAGAACAAACCCCATTCAGTAATGGTAAGTACATCATTGACTTCTATGGTTCGTTCTGCGGCCCTTGTCAAAAGATGGCTCCTATCTTCGAAGAACTTGAGAAGAAGACTCCTGGTGTCACCTTCGTCAAGGTTGAGATTGGCGAGGATCAAGAGTTGTCAATGAGTATGGGAGTTCAATCCGTTCCTACATTCGTTGCCATCATCAATGGTAAAGAAGTAGACAGACTCGTGGGCGCCAACGTCCAACGTTTACAACAAATGGCCAAGAAAGTACAGACTGCGTAAACTCTTTTTATATCTATATATAAAAACTTACTTACTTGGTCAAGAACCAAGTATCATTTCTCTCTACGAAGACGTCTGGGTCGTTGACATATAACACAACCGCTGGATTGCCTACTGCTGGTTGTACAACCGCATAATCATAATCTTTCAAGTTATAAATGTTACCTTTACTGTTAGCAAAGGACAATACACCTTGATTTGGATTTCTGAGCTGCTTATAATCGCTAGCAGGAGTGACAAAGAAGGATTGGTTGTAGTTAGGACGAGGTTCGCGTGCGCTTTGGTTAGCAGGAATCATACTAGTTTTAGCTTTGACGAGAGGTCGTCCAGAGTACCAGGACATTACACCTCCGTCTTGAGGCTTGTACTGGTACCAATAGTTGTAGGGAGTGACTTTAACATTTTCACCTCTAAGTTTATAATACTGAAACGCATCCATTTATAAATACACTGTACAATATAAAAATTATTGTTTAAAACGCTACATTTGTTCTTTGAAGGGTTCTGATGCTGTTAGGCTTCACATATTCTTCACGTATATCTTTAGCTCTTATGGTTCGATCTTCATACTCTCCAAAGTTGGTTAGCTTTGGATTCAACCTTGCACTGTCGTTCATTCTACTTAACTGTTCATTATAACCTGGCAATTTCTCATTGGTTGTGGCACTTGTGTACAACACTTCGTCGTTCACTCTCACACTATTGGATTTATCTCCAGCCCTCTCCATTCTGCGTGTTGGCTGAGCAGTTGTAGTGGTGTAGTTTACATTTCCGATAACGTTAGCGATATCGATACTGTGGGCCTTATCTGCACTGAGAAGTTGCATATTCTTACTTCCTGCTGCGGTGACTGCCACATAGTTCTTATCACGCACATTCACAGTGACATCTACAACGTTATTAGTCTTAGGGTCGTAAACCATAACGTTGCCAAAGTTGACCTTCGCGGTCATTCCGTAAGGATCAATATCTCTGACGACTGAACTTCTGAGTGTGGAAGTTTCGCGTGTGTTGTCGATGTTGTAGCTCGCGGTAGGGCGGATCTCACCCTTCAAGACGATACCGTTGGCAGCAGCGGTTTGACGGTCGAATATTTCTTTTACTTCAATTCCGGTGTAACTGGGGTTGAACCGAATAACACCATTCGCAATATCACCTTGAATTGGGTTCATAATTGCGTATTTATCTACAGATGGAGCGACAGTAGTAGGTGCAATGCCTGGATTGGTTGACACTGAGTAGTTTTGATGGATGTGTGGAGCACTGATCGGAACACGAGTTTCGATAGGGTCAATAGGAGGACGAACCACTTCGACCTTGTAAGGGTTAGAAGCGCCTTGGCCAGCGCCGTAGTCGACTTGGACCATAGGATTTCTGCCTCTTGCGTAGACCTTGATTCCGTCGTTGAAACGAGTGGGATCTCCATATTCGCTGTCAGGACGAACCATATACATCACGTCGCCTATATTAACAGGCTCATACTTACGAGTGGTGACGGACTTTGGTGGGTCACGATAGATCTGATGTTCTTCCCGACCGATAGGGTTGGCGCCACCTCTGTACTTCTTGGGGTATATGATACTCATCTTTATTACTAAGAAAGATATAATTTGTGAAACTTTCTTTTCAGTTAAGAAGGTTAAGTAAAACTGAAAATAAAGTTGACTTTAATAATTATGTCATTATATTATACTCTTTCAAACTATTTTCTAAATGATAGCTACTATGGTTCTCCCCTCCTCTGTTAATGATGCAAAAGAAGCTTGGTCACGAGCAAGTCTAACGTCTCCGGCTGTGCCAACTGAACATTTAACAAAGTGGATTCAGAAGTGCGGTAATCTCGACACACAGCTCAAGAAGTGGAAATCTCCCTTCTTTTGTTTTAAAGGAGATAATTACACATTAATGGCTATAGATGAAGCGTATATTTCTTCTCATAAAGAAGAATTTGAAATAAAACTAGACAATAAACTTATTCCTAGGTTTAGGAACGAGAAGCTAAACTCGTGTGTGCTTATCTATCCCACCTTAAAACAGTTAGCTCTCAAAAGCCAAGATGCGCTTAAGCATACCACTCTCAAGATCATTCACAGAAGATATGGGAAGATCGTGTTTAAAGAACCTGTCGACATTCGCAATCTCGTAATAGACGATGTGTTCAAGTTTAACGAAAGAGGAATTGAAATCAATAGCGAGAATACCGTCTTGTCAAAGAAGAGGGTCGAGATACACATCTTCAACACTTATCCACAATCAATCACTCCAGAAGGGTTGAATGAATATAAACAAGAACTAATAGAGTATTCGACGACAATGAAAGGCGCCTTTATCGCGTATGAGAATGGAACTTATATATTTGAAGTTAATCTTGCTTAAACAATCTGTATGAATAATATAAAATGAACCGTATCGAAGCAAGGGTAAATATATTAAAAAAGTTTAAGGGCAATCTTGTTAAGTTCTTCGACGACTTATTAGAGAAGTTACCGAATGATGAAGACTTGATCTATCTGCGTATTATGTCTGAAGGTCCGATTCCCAATTTGGCAGACGTGTTAAACACCATCTGTCAACGCGTCTTGCCCTACCAAGACCTCATAAAAGAAAGGAATGAGCGCTTTTTCATAGACTGCAACACAGACTTATTTGCAGATCTACAAAAAGACAAAGTATCAAAGTTTAAAACAATATGGACCTCTCCCAATCTAACAGAAGACGATAAAGAGGTCATATGGGAGTGGTTTCAATTCTTTCTCAACATATCTCTCGCGTGGGAAACTTGCCGTTAAGTCCGAAGTTTATCTTTACACTTGTGTATAAAGATTAATCATATTCTTCTTCATAATAGTCCATACTTAGGCTCTCATCGAGAGCATCGCTGTCTTCATCATACTTGACTTTGAAACAATAGTCGTCTTCCTCCTCTTCTTCATCTAGAAGTTCGATTTCTAGTTTGAAGTCAAAGGGCTGATACTTGGAATCATTCATTACTCCGAGTATATTATAATTCTCTAACTCATCATTTATTTTACACATTTCTAACTTCTCAATACAAATATGAGTACCAGACTCTAAAGCACACTTGATCTGATACTCAATATTGTCTAACTCATCATTAACGTCTATACCAGATGCAAAGACGATATCATTTCTCTTCCAAATGTTCTTGTTCATTTCAATTCGGAGAGTTTTGGTCACATTTAACGATAAAGAGTCAGAACCAATAAATCGTGTATACAAATAATAATACTCCTCTTCTTCCTCTGTGTTATAGTCATAGAACCAGCGCAGGTGTTTTATAAGTTGGAGCTTTATATCTGACGTCAGCTCAACCCATTGATAGTTGGTAAATTGAATGGGGTTGATCAATATATTGCTATACATAACCTGTTGAGGTATAGAGTCCATCATAAAGGATGGATATGACATCCAAGGAGGGAGTGACCCCCAATATGTTACTCCTGTATAGAGCTCTTGAAGTGTCTTTCCATCAAACACATATCGCCCTTTGTTAGATCGAGGATCAATTTCACTCAGTTTGATGACGATGTCTCCTCGTTTAAGAGACTTTAATTTGAGTTTGTGATTTTTAGCTTCAAATACGATGTTCGGTGTAATGGGTGTAATAAAGGGTTCAACACAGAAGCGGAGAATATCTCCTGGAATCTTCAAAGATAAGGCGTTAAAAATAGACTCGTTCATTTATTTTAAGATTATTGATCTTAAAATGGGTTTTGTCAGTTAATACTTCTCTAATATTTTCTCTAACTGTTCTTTGTCTTCTTGAGATATTGGTCCGAGTTCTGAGAACGAAAATATCAGAATCAAGTTCCCGCACGTACCGTCTGACTTGGGGAATCCGAGTCCTCCTATTACATATTCCTTATTTTCTCTCAATACACCAAAATTGGTTGTGTTAACGATGACATCGTGTCTAAAATGAGGGATTTTTACATCGGTCCCACAGATCATTTCACACAACGAAAGCTCGGAAGAGTATATCAAGTCATCATCTCTTCGTTTAAAGATCGGATGTTCTTTCACATTTACAACAAATACTAAATCACCCGGCAGGATCTCGGATTGGAAAGGTTGACGTCCTTTGTTCTCTAAACGCACTTGTTCGTTACTACGTGCTCCAGGTGGAATGGTGAGCTTGATATTTATAGTGTTTTCGATCTGTCCCTTATTACACTTAGTACACGTAGTTTGGAAGAGATATCCTCTTCGTTCACATATATCACAAGATTGTTGACCGGCGACCATTCGAATAGGTCCAAAGCTCTGAATGATTTTGATGATCCCGGATCCCTGGCATCTAGAGCATTGTGTGACACATTCGCATCTAGAAATATTATGAATGTTCAAGTTCTTAGTGATACCTGTGTAGGCTTCATTCATTGAGATATCGATGTTGTGAATGGTATCTTCGAGTTTTCGTTGTCGAGGAGGTTGACCATTAATGAAATCGAAAGGATTGAATGAAAATCCTCCAAAAGGATTGGGTTCGGCTGAGCCGGTCTGATCATAGTGTCGTTTCTTGTTGTCGTCACTGAGGACTTCGTAAGCATTTTGTATTTCGACAAACTTGTTGGTGTCTCCTCCCTTGTCTGGATGGTGTTTTTTGGCCAGGTCTCTATAGGCGCGTTTGATGTCGTCCGAAGAAGCGGAGCGAGGGATGCCGAGAACAGAGTAAAGGTCTGACATTTTTAAAACACGAATACGTTTTTAAAGTGTAGTTTTTAAGAATACAATCTAAGTGCCTCTCTAAATCCGATCAGTGGCTTTTGAAGACTTTGGTTTACGATGTTGTGAAGTTGCCAGGTACACTTAAACAACTCTACATTGTAACCGGAATCGTTGTCTTTGCCACAATTCTTAAAGTCGATGTATTGGAGGTTGATAGCGAGATGATTTCTGCATTTTGGACAAGGTAAAACATAACGTAGACAACTCAACATATCGT